TTCTCAGAAATAGCAGAGTAGTTAGAACGCATAGAATCAAGTTCTTCTTTTTCAGAAGCATTGACAAATTCTGCAAAAACTTCTTCACGTTCTCCATCAAATGCTACGTTATCATTATCAACAGTAAATTTCTGCTTGAAATAATTTCCAAGATAAGACTGATAGATGAAATAATTATCATATGTTGATACAATCCAATAGCAGTCATTTAATGTTTCTTCTAATGGAGCAAGTAAGGTATAAAGAATACCTCTTAAATCTTCATGTGAAACAGAAAATGTTTTTGTAAAAGTAGTAGTATCGTTCAATGAATTATTTTCTTTATCTTTGTCATCGTCATTACAGCTATTATCTTCTTTTACGGTAGTATCATCGTTTGTTTCGTCATTAGTTTCAGAATCATCTATGTCATCATCTGTATCTTCATCAAATAATTCTGAAAATTTAGCTTCGAGTTCTTCATCTGACATACTTTCATAATCAAATGTAATATCTTCAACTGTTTTGTTATATTTTTCTAATAGAGATTCAAACATTACTTTGTCGTTTCCTCCTTTCTCTTGTTCATTATCTAGTTGACTTTGTGGATTTATATTGAAATTAGATATAGTAGTCAAAGTTTCATTTAACTTATCTAATGTTTCAATTAGTTTAGATTGTTCTATTTCTGAAAAATCATTTAGAATAGAATTATTAGATTTAGAAAAATCTTTTAATTTAATATTGGAACCAGCCATACCAGGTTGTACTTTATTACCTGATTCATCATAGCCCAGAATTGCCACTCCGGAGAAGTATCCATCATCAATAACAAGAGTCTTCTTATTATTATCCCAAAACATAGATTCAACAGAAATTTCTACACTACAAGGACATTCTCCCTCACGTTGAACAATCTCTGTTGCTTTTGTATATTCATCATATAAATACCCGTCAATAAATACGTTATATCTATCATTTTCTTCGTCATATACTAATTCGGCATTATTGGTTTCAGGAATATTGCCAACCGCAATTTCATCATATACAATCTCTCCATCTTCTTCATGTGCGTTATGACCGTAAAACTGTGGTATTCCATCCACGGTATGAATATAACCTAAAATTGGTCTGTTCTTAAAAGACGGAAGCAATTTGTCTTTCATTGTTTCATAAGATACAGAGCTGGCATTTAAATTTTTTTCCGTATGACATGCTTGCAATCGAACTGGTGTCAATCCATTCTTAAATTTATCATTAGACTTACTAAATGATAATTTTCCTTCAACTTGAATGGTAATTGGTTCGCCATTTTTTTCAGCACTAAATCTCATAGATTTTTTTTTAGAACTATAAAATTCAACCAAATCATCTAATGTTAATAAACGATTATTCACTTGCTTTCTTTCCTCCTTCCTTTAGTTTTTTGTGTATAAATAAAACTCCTAGTGGGAGGAGTTAAATACATAATATATTGCTATATTTGATTTTTGATTGGTCTATATCATCAGAAAATTGTAATTTGCCATTATTGATAAATGTTGCCCAACCATTTGAATTATCCATCTGTTGAAATCCTAATTTAGATAGAGTAACAGCAGTAGATACATCTTTTGTTTTTAAAAACTTTTGTTTTTTATTATCCATTACTTATTCCCTTTATCTTCATTTTTTCCTGCATTTCTCGTAGACTGTCCTTCTTCAGACAACTCATCTTCTGAAACCTCTGGTCTACCACCTTCGCTAGACTGCGTATAAGTAGAAGCAAATGGAATAGCATAATCATTTAAATTAAGAGCAAGCGCATCAAATCTCAATTTATTATAAGCTACATATGGAGTGTCACCCAATGCGCACATATAATCCATTTTACCAATACCAAACGCACAAGCATTCTTCTTTTCATCAATAAAATCCTGCCGATTGAACTGAGTTTGATCAAATATTTGTAAATATAACCCATCAGTAATATTATTCTTGATCCAATAGTTTAACCATGATTCAATTCGTCTTACATAAATTGAAATTTTGCCAAGATCGTTGGCATTAGAATATTTAATACCGTTTGCATTACTTGAATCGCCGGAACTTACAATAAGCTTGTTAATACCGGCATTAGCAAATAGATTGTTCATTGCTTTATTTAATGAATCTGTATCAGCAGTTGATGTGCTGCTTTCGAAATCTATTACAGTTGTATCTTCATACGGAATCGTCCCAACTCCAACCAGATCGGGGACAATTTCATTAAGAATTGCATCAAACTGATTTACTAATTCGAGAGATATTGCAAAATCGTCCACGTTGTCGCTATTTTTCAAAAGTGGAATCTTATTAAGAATCAACTTATAATTCTGCAATTCCTCTTTTGCAACCACTAAGTTTTCAGTGTCTAATAAATTCAAAAGGCTTTTAAATATTGGCAAGAAATAGGGCAGCGGCATATAAAATTCATCATCTGTACTTGCAATTAAACACAGTGTTTTTTCAGGTGGTAGTCTAAACCATTCATAATCCCTGCCATTGGTTTTATATGCTTCATATCCATCTACGAATGGATCTTTTTCCCAAGTACCAACTCCGTCATTATTAACGCCATAGATGAAATCCGTATTATTGGATTTATCAAAATATGCAGCATCAAAATATACAATCCATTCGCCCTCTTTGGTTTTACCATATATACGGCAATACTGCACATCCAATGGCATTAGGAACATTCCTTCATTATCACTATACTGCATCCAACCTACATATATACCATCTCTGATAGTATTAGCAATTACGTTTTGTAATTCTTTTGCCATTTTAAAATTATGAAATGCTTTTAATACTTTTTCATAATTTTTAAGTTGTTTCTGAGGATCATAATCTTTAGTATAATCTGCAAGCGGAGTGATATTGTATGTATAAAGTGGCATCGTACTGAAATAAGAAATCATCTGCTTATAAAGCATTGATACTCTTGTCAAGAAACAAGATACTTCACGAATATTATCAAGGTTAGTCAGCGGAGATTGTGCATATGTATCAAGTAAATCTCTTGTATATTGTGTAAATGTTTTAGAAACTGTTTTTGAAACATTGCGCTGTAACAATTCTTGTATTTTTTCAAAGCTGATTTTCTGTGCTTTTTTTCTTTCTACAGTATAATCAGTTTCATTTGATTTTGTTATAATTTTTCGTTCATTCATTATTTAGTGATGTGTACCTCCTTTCTTTTAGTATTTTGTCACTTTCTTTGGCGCACGAACTGAGAAGAGTTGGGTAGGGGAGTAAGTAGGAGATTGCTTTGGTTTTAGTTTCAAAGCCAATTCTTGACATACATGATAATTCATCATTGCAGCAGAATATCTATCCTTCCTCATACCAGATTTTTCTTTGATTTTTATATTTGTTCCTTTTACTTCATGGTCTAAGTTAATCAACTCATTTACAAGCAAAGAAGTTTGTATATATGGTAATTTCAACATTGCTTGTTCCATAGAAGTAAATTTAGAATAACCTCTAATTTTGGTAATAATATCCTCTGCTTCATATTCAGAGAGCAAAAGATTTATATTTCCATTCTGAAAACCTGCTCTCAATGCAAGCGCTGCTTTAGTATTAAAATCAGCCGTAGCCTTAATAGACCAAATAACTTTATTCGCATTTTTTATACGACAACGACTAGCCATATTATCATCATTCAAACAAGTCATAGCGTCATATGTAACTGCATACTCTGCGTCATATTGTGGCTTTGTGCAAAAGTCGTACACTCCTAGTCCCTGACCATTCGTATCTAAAACTAAATCTGTACACTGATATTGATAAAATGTTCTCATTACAATAATTCCTAATTCATCAGTTGTGAGTCCTTCATAAGATTCTTCGTAGACAAAATTAGAAATATAATCATTGTTATCAGTTGGAATGGCTGAATTTATAATCAAAGCTGAAGAGTCATTATTATGGCGTTTACTTGCCATTAATGCAATATCCACAGACAATATTCTTTTTTCGTTGGTTTGTAATTCTGGAATTTTTATTTGATGGTTTTTATAAATTTCAAGAGGATAAAAAGAATTTTTGATTTTTCTCCTTGCTGATATATCATCAAATTTAAAGAAAGCTCCATCTGTATCGCCATACCATTCTGCACCCATTTCCATTTTAAAAGAAAGTGGATCAAAATCAGCCTCACTCATTTCATCCTCAACCTGTTCACGAGATAAAAGTCCTTCTTTAATCGCTAAATTATAAGGAAGCCCGCAACAGAAATAACGTTTTGTATCATCCAACATATTTGCATAATATGCTTGTAATTTAGAATAACTCCAATGACTTTTAAACCATGCTGAACTCATATACATCTCGATGTTACGTTCTGTAAGATGAGCATATTTTGGATTATTTAAATATCCAGGAGAACGAGGAGCCGTTAAGAATTTTCTTAATACAGTGTTTATTGTATTCAAATCTACCATCCGAAATTCATCTACGACTATGAGCGTGGCGCGGTTATGTCTCGCCGAATCATTGGAACTAACTATCTTAATCCAGCTACCATTTCTAAAATCCACATGAGCATTGTTGATTGAAGTTGAAATATCACGAATTTCAGCTCTAAGATTAGCCGAACCCCAACTGTAATTTTTCATAAAATCATCATTTATTTTTTGGATTACTTCTAACGATTGCGCTTTAAAGCTTGAGGCCACACATATCTTGGTTCCCGGATAGAGGATACATCTTATAACGCAGTACAAAGAAGTTAGCCATGTCTTACCAGAGCCACGACTAGCTATGTACATAAAATTTGTAGATACCATCATCATATAAATAAGTATCTTTTGAAATAATTTAAGCTTTACATTTAAATATTCAGCCACAAATCT